TCCGTGATCCGTCGGCCAGTCTTTGTGTACCAGCTGTATTGGTTGCTGTAGGTATATAAGTGTTAATATCTTCTTGGTCCGAGAATCTTATAAACATATCATCTTGTGTTAAAGGGTCACCTAACGTTGTTTCTGTTCCGTAAAATACTAAGTGTCTATCAGGAGTGGATACAACCATGTGACGTGATGCTGTTGGTGCTCCAGATATAACAGTTGCTCTTGTTGTTGTTGCGTTTGATAATGAAGAGTCCCATTCGAAACACGCACTGTTGTGTATTAAACAAATAGCTTTATCTCCAAAATTATCTATAGACCACATACCAGGTTCAATGACTAAATCTCCTGATGCTGCTTCGCCCCACGCAACATAGTCAGTTGAGTTTGTAACTGTTGCACCATCACTATGAGAAGCTGCTGTTGTTCCTGCCACACCTCTTGTACACCCTGTTAAAGTATTAGTGCTGATACCGGTATAAGATATTTCTTCAGAGTCTATTATAATAAAATTAGTTCCTGAGTCCGGTAATTGTGAAGCGTCAGCTACTGTAATACTAGTAACTGCAGCATTGATCGCACCATCTAAAGTCGTTGTTACTGCTCCTGCATCTTCTCCACCCCAAGACCCTAACCCATAACCAAAACCTTTTGCCTGTACTGCTGGTCCAATGTGATAGTAATGTTGAACTCTAATACCACCAGATGTTGTTGCACCACTACCTGTTTCATTAGAAGGCATTGTAATAGTTAAAGTTGTAGTCGATGGCACACTTGTCACCATAAATTTTTTGTCATCAAAGTCAGATGCACTAAAATTTGAATTAGTTATAGCTGTAAAATTATCTAAAAGAATAATATCATCTTCTTGAATGTTGTGTGCTGAAGGGTAAGTTATAGTAACAGTTGGTGATCCATTGGTCGTGCTAAAAGCATTTGTAAGTGTGGTTGTTGATTTGATAGGATGTATGTCATAAAACACACCACCTGAATAAGCATATAAAATAGAGTTAGTCCCTATAATAGCATACTTTCTACCTAGACTATTTACAAAATGATGAAGACCTCTTGCGGCTCCTGTTAAACTATCTGTACCTAATTGCTTCCAACCACCTATTTTTTCAGGTGTTCCGTATCTAAATCTAACATTATCGCAGTCTACCCACTGACCTTCAGCTGTAGTTTCTGAAATTTGTTTATTTATACCTGGTTGGAAACCTATCTTTTGTAGCATATTAAATCCTTTAAAATATCTAATTTATACTATATATTAAATAAATAAAAATGAAAGAGTCAATATACAGAAAAAAGAAGAGATAATTGTGATTATTGAAAAACATTTTGATAAAAAAATTAAAGTACCCTGTTTTTTTATACAAGGTAAAATAGATTTAGACTGTAATTATTTTATAAACAAAATTAAAGAGGAATGTAAAAAAACTACAGAATATAATTATGTATCAAATGTAAAAGGATTAAAAACAAGTTGGTCATTTTTAAATAATGATATAAATTTTATGAAGGTTTTACTTACACTTTCAGAATACGTTGATAAAAATTTTGATTTAAGACCATATGTTTTACATGAGGCCTGGGGTATAGAACTACGTCAGTTTGATCACACCGTGTTTCATGAACATTCATGTGATTGGTCAGGAGTAATATATTTAAATAGTTGTAGCCAAGAATTACATTTTCCACAATTAAAACAAAAAGTAAAACCAGAACCAGGAACTTTTGCTCTATTTAGTGGTTTTTTAAATCATGGGTGTTATAGAAAAATGGATGAGGGTTCTAAATTTGCTATTGCATTTAATATGTTTCAGAAAAAAAACTGGTAGTATTTACACTCAGGTTATTTGTTAAATAACACTTTTAGTATTAAACTAAAATTAGATTTAATTGGATTAAATTCAGCTGTGTTTAATTGATTATCTATTAATATAGAACTATTTTGTGTGTAGTTTATTTTGTCTTTAGCAAAAATTTCAGTATATCCATCCGAACTATCTACATGATAAATTAATTTCATAAATTTACTTTCTTCATATTTGTTGTTTGAGTCATCAATTATTTTTTTGTGTTCAGAGTTAGGTAAGAGCATAAAAAAAGTAGCCTCATTAATTTCTTTATTAACTTTTTTTTGAAAAGGTTCTAATAAACTATAAAAAGTGCTTATAGGTTCATTATTAAAAACAAGAACATGATATAATAAATTTTTGTTTTCAGATAAAAACCATGGAAGATTTTTTTGTAAAATAATAGATAGTTCTCTATTATCTAGATTACTTATAAAATTATTTTCACAATTATATATCATCTTTTACATCAACTTTATTTAAGTTTGAACTTTTGTTTTGAATATCTTTATTAAATTTAGTATTCCAATCTGCTACTATTTTCACTAAATTATTACCAAAATGTCTTAGTGCTTCAGTAGTAAAAATTAATTTTTTTTTATTTTTAATAATTTCTATTTCTCTATCTTCAAATATTAAATCACATTCTCCGTTTTCTTTTTGATAAAATTTCATTTTTCTAATCCGTAAGCTTGTCTTTTATCTTTTGCAAAATCACTGTATGGACCATTTTTATCAACATAATGTAAAAAACATTGAGTACAATAATTACCTTTAAATTCTTTTCTTTTATGTGGCACTTTTCTACCTAAATATATCACAGCTTCTCCAGGTTTAGTATATATAGGATTACCTTTCATAAAAATAGGCCAATCTTCTCCCTCGCTTGATATATTAAAAGTAACAGATATTTCACAGGATTCTCTATCTGTATGTAAAGGTAAGTCCCCATACTTTGTGTACATTCTCCAAAAAGAATAAGTTGGAATTAATTCTTTTCCAGTAAGTTTTTCCATATGAGATTTTTTATCTAATAAAATTGATTCCATTATTGGGTCTCCATAAAAACTAGTTTCAAAATTAGATTGTTTTTGTGATAGTAATTCTTTAAAATTTTTAAAATTAAGTCTATGTTTAATATTAGTATATGTTTCCAATACTTTAATTAAATTACTATCGATAAAATTATCTACTTTAGTGTATTTAAAATCTTTTCCTATAATGCCCATGATACTACCGAAAATTTTACTCCTTTTATAACTGGTTCTACTTTATGAGGATAAAGAAAATTACTAGGCCAAATTAATAATATATCTTTTTTAGGAGGTATTTTTATTATCTCGTTATTTTGAGGTAAATTAAAAATCAATTCCCCACCCTCATAGTCATCATTTACAAGATAAATAAAACTTAAAGTTCTTGGTGTTTTAAAACCTGAATCTACATGTGATTTATAGAAACCACCTACTTCGTATTTTAAAATTTGAATATCTATTATTTTAGACTGACTATTAGTATTGTTTTCTTTGGAATATTTTTCCATATAATGATGGAAACAAGATGCAAATAAATTTGCATAATGAATCACTGTATTATCATCATGGTTTAGATTCCTTAATCCAAATATTTTAGTAGATCTAATTTCTTTATCAGTTACTAATTCATTATTTGACTTAAAAACTTTACCTTCTTGAAAAGAAAACTGATTATTTTTTAACAATTTCGATAATACTTTATTTTTTTTGTTACCAAAAACATTATCATATATACGAATGTAATCTGATAATTTATTTTCTTCCATAAAAACCTACAGAAAGTGTTATTCTAGGAGACAGTCCAATAACCTTATGTTGTATTCCTTTCGGTATATATATCATATCTCCTTTTTTTATTGTGTAATAATTTGAAACTTCTCCAAAAATTTTGTACATTACTTGACCTTCTAATCCTACTATAAAAACATCTTCTATATCTTGATGACTATTTCCAGAAGTGCTTTGGAAACTAAAAAAAATATCACAATTATCTCTATCATCTGAATGAAATTCAAAAACCTGTTGAAGAAAATCTTGAATAAACTTAAAATCTGGTATGTATCCTTTAAGTTGTTTTATTTGAAAAACTTTTTTAAAAAAAGGTTCATCAATACCTTTAAAATCTACAGGTATACTTATTGATTCAAGCAAAGAAAATAAAAAATTAAAATCATATTTGTCATCTATATTTGTAAAATTTTCAACAAAAGTAACTTTATTGTTTTTAATAGTTTTAACATTTTCTGGCGGTAATTCTATTTTTACAGACATTTTATTTCCATGTTGTATTTTTATTCCAAAATGTTTGTTTATAGTTATGTAATTTTTTTAAAAAATATTTACCTAACCACATTTTTTCTTCTTCTTCTCGTTTTTCTATTTTCATTTTCCATGAATCTCTTTTAAAAGGAATAACTTGAACATACGGTGTGCCTTTTTTTAATTCGGTGTCTAAAACAGGATACTTATCTCCATTTACAACAAAAGGAAAATTAATCCACATTGTAAAAGAATCAGTATCTACAATTGCTGGTATTATTGAAAATCTATCGTCCGCATTATTTAATGGTGGTACGAAAAGACAAGAATAACCTGGAGGGGTTTTTATGACCCATGGATTTAAAAATTTTTGTACCGGTAAAAAATTATTTTTTTTTAAAGCAGGAGAACCTTTTACTTGAGAAGTGCTGTGTGCCTCAGTTCTACCTTTAGAATTTAAATTAAAACTATTATCAGGAGCACTTGCGGTTAAGCTTGTAATTAAATTTTGTTTATCCAAACTATTATGTTCTAAATGAAAATCTTGAGGTAAACTAAGAAGGTACCCAGTAGTTAAACTTTGAAGAAAAGGTATGCAACCTTTTATTGTTAAATTTTTATGATTATGATCTATTTTTTTAAACCATTCCGGTATGTTTGTTTTAATAGGTTTTGGATAATCTGTTTGATATTCTAGGTAAGCTTCACTAGCTTTAAATATTATTTCTTTTTCCATTCTATCTATTATCTATACTATTTATAAAGAAAGATAAAGTAAAAAATTTTTAAGGTAGTTCTAGTAAATTTATATAAACTATTGAATTATCTTCACAGTATTTTTCCCAACTTGTATTTAAAGGAAAAGACACTGTAGAAGTATCAAAATTTTCTAAAACATTTTTATAAGTTGTCCAAGCAGAAGCATCCGAGTGCTCAGGATATCTTTCTAATGTGTTATCTAAAACTGTTATTTTGCTGTTTATGTAAGATGTTAATTCTTCTTCTGTATCCCAATGAGTGTTAGCATCAGTGAATACAAAATTATCATTCTCATATCCTGAAACAACTTTAGTTACATTTTTTAAGCTAGCAAAATCAGAATCACTAATATCGTGAACTACGTTTAATGGAGATAAATAAAGTTTATCTTTAGCTGCATCGTTTTCTGCTATCTTTGAAATGTTTGTTGGTGTTGAATCTGAAGTAATTATATATGCCATAATATTTTATTATACCTTGTTTGTAAAAAGAACTATAGAACCAGAGCTTCCTGCTGCACCTGTTCTATTGTTAGGTGATCCTCCACCACCGCCAGCAGTATGAAAATTTAAAAAACTTCTTTGGTTAAATAAATCAAAAGTTGCTCCAGGAGCACTTCCATTGTTAGCATTGTTTGGCGCATTTTGGTTAATAGGTGCACTCATAGCCCCATTACCTGCATTAACAGTTATTAAATTACCAAATGTACTAGCTTGTCCCGAATTTCCTGGATTACCAAATTCTCCTGAAGGGTTTCCACCATTTCCTCCTGATCCTATAGTAAAAGGATAAGTTGTGCTTGGATCTACATCAATACCATAAAGACCATATCCTCCGCTACCACCGTTTCCAGCTCTTCTTCCTGAAGCAGTTGCAGGAGCACATCCACCACCGCCACCTGCTAAATATACTAAAGCTTTATTTGTGTTTGCACTTGTATCAAGGTTACCTGAACTACTTGTTCCAATATTTTCAATTATCATGTTTCCACCACCCGCTGTTCCTGATTCAGCTGTTATAACTCTTCCTGAACCATCTACTGTTATACTAGATACAGTGAATGAACCTTTTGCTGATTTAATTATTTTTACCATGTTTTAGACTCCTTAATTATTAGTCAGCCATTTCAACATAAGAAACGTGAAAAGATAAATCACTTGCTGTCCCTGCTGTAACGGCTAATAAATCTGTTTCATCTAACCAGATAGGTCCTACGTCATCTAAAAAACTTAAAGTTGAGTCAGCCGGAACAGAAATTGTACTTGCTATTTTATAATAAGTACTTCCGTTATCATTACTTACTTCAATAGTTACATCACATGCGTTAGTGCCGTCTGTATTAGATATTAAAATTGTTTGTATTTTGGCAGCGTTTTCTGCAGTAACGTCTACCATAGTTGTTCTATTTGTATCGCCAAGATTACCCATAGCG